CATGTCGGTCTCCTTTTTGGCGTCCCAACAAACAAGGGACAGGTGAAGTATCGGATAACGGAATTATCCTGTCAACACCCAATCAACCCCAAACGCAAAAAAATTATTTCACTCTGTAACAGCTTCGAGCGCCAGGCGTTCGGCGTCTTCCCTGGTGAGCTCGCCATCGAATTCCATGATGGCAGCGCGCTCGATCACGGCTTCTTGCTGATCTTCAGAAAGGATAAGAAAGTTATTTGACTCCAGCATCGGGAAAGGATAACCTCCGCGGAATCAACTGACAAAAACGGAGACCAGAATGACGTTGATCGAATACGGCCGGCAGCAGAAAGCAGCTGGCGAAACGCCTTCCCTGGATCAGCTCTGGCGCGACCTAGCCGGCAAGCTATCTGTTCATCCATCCCTGGTAAAAATCTGGGCTTACAACATCAAACCGATCGCAGCGCATCATGTCTTGCGTCTGGAAAAACTGACTCGCGGTCAGGTGTCCAGGCACGATTTGCGCGCTGACTTATACCCTGTCGAATAGTCGGGAGGGCGCATGAATTTTTATTCATTCCACATCGGTGATTGGATGTCACATACCCGGCATTTGACCCTGGAAGAAGAAGCAATTTATCGGCGGATGTTGGACCAGTATTACCTGCACGAACGACCGTTGAACGGACGTTCAACAGACATTGCACGATTGATCAACGCACGCGGTACGGAGGACACAGTCGAAGCAATACTCAACGAATTTTTCGAGCACGATGACGAACTTGGCTGGGTAAACCGTCGCGCAGACGAAGAAATAAAACGCTATCAAAACAAGTGCTTACAAGCATCGAAGGCTGGGAAAATATCAGCTGAACGACGGTTGAACGGACGTTCAACGAACGTGCAACCAACCAAGACCAATACCATTACCAATGTAAAGAAAAAGATTCCTACGGAATCTGAAAAGAAATTTCAGAGACCGACGTTGCAGCAGGTCGCTGACTACTGCAGGGATCGCAACAACGGAATCGACCCGCAAGAATTCATCGACCACTACGAGGCGAACGGATGGAAAGTCGGAAGAAACAGCATGAAGAATTGGCAAGCGTCGGTACGCACCTGGGAGAAGACCCAGCGCGAGCGCTCCAAAAGCTCCAGCAACAAACCCAGACAAGCCGGCCTGGATCTGCTGAAAGAGATCGCAAGGTAGCCGCTCGCGTGCTGGCCAGGTTCAAGGCGATGTTTCCGAGCTTTGGTGTGCAGCTGACGCACGACGAGGAAATGATGATGCTCACGATTGACGAATGGGCGCGCGCTTTGGCTGGCGTCGATGTCAACCGGATCGGCCAGGCGATCGAGCAGCTGACCAAGTCCAGCGCCAAGTGGCCGCCATCGTTGCCGGAGTTTGTGGCCATGTGCCAGGGCGGTAACGATCCAGCGCACAAACACTTCCTGCCGGCACCACCTCCGAAGCCTGCTGACCCTGAGCTCGCCAAGAAATCCTTGGACGCTCTGAGACGGCTTGTAAGGCGATGAATCGCTGGCCAGGTGGTAAGGCCCCAAGATGGTACGCATCGTCGATCCTGGGGCTTCCCAGGCGGCTTCACGATGCCGCATACGCGAGGGTGCCGACCGAAATTCGTGAGATGGTGAAAAAACACGTCGAACATACACTGCAACTGAAGGAGCACAGACATGACAATCGATAGACTGTTCAAGGAAATTATTGACCGCATCGAGCGCATCGAGATGATGACCGGAATCCCGCGCCAACCCTGGCCGGATCAACCGAAACAAGCACCAGCCATCAAGAAGGCCGGACGACCGAAGAAGACCGAAGAAACCAATGAAGATTAGTTTGCCCTGGCCGCCGGCCGAAACGCATCCGAACTGCCGCAAACATTGGGCGGTGAAAATGCGCGCGGTCCGCAACTATCGACGCAACTGCCACGTCGCAACGATGGTTCAGCTGCATTCGAAGGCGCAATCTGTACCCAAGGGAGAGCTTCAGCTCACGCTGACGTTTCACCCGAAAACAAACCGCAAGCGCGACATCGATAACCTGATCGCTCAGATGAAAGCCGGGCTCGATGGCGTTGCTGACGCACTAAAAATCGATGACTCCAGGTTCCGGAAAGTCTCCGGCACACTAGGGTCACAAGAATCACCAGGTAAGGTGGAGGTGGAAATTGAATCCCTTTGATCGCATCAAGCAAAAAATCAGCTGCATGTCCCGCAAACTCACGTTCCTTCGGGCGCAAATGACATCACGAGAACTGCAGCACGAGATCGATATACTCATCCAGGAATGCAACTATGTCCGAGCAGAAACCGAAAAAAAAGCAGGTTCACAAACTGACTCCTAAGCAGGAAGGATTCGCCCAGGACTACATCCTGACCGGGTCCGCTTCTGAGGCATACCGCCGGAATTACGACGTGAAAACAGACAACCTGGACAGCATCCACCGCCAGGCACATGAGGTCCTGTCAAACCTCAAGGTGGCATCAAGGATTCAAGAATTACAGCGAAAGATTGAACGTAAATATGAAGTTACGGCCGAAAGCATTGCGAAAGAAGCAGATGAAGATCGCGCTTTAGCCAGGGAATTAGGCCAGCCATCAGCTGCAGTCGCGGCGCTCAACCTCAAGGCCAGACTGTTCGGCCTGGACAAGCAGGTGGTGAGCAATGATCCGGACAATCCGATGCCGACGCTGATCAATGTGGAGATCGTCCGCAAGTGACCGCGCTCAAAATTCAGATCACGGAAGACTTCGAGCCATTCCTGCATCCGAAGCGTTACAAGATCGCCTACGGCGGCCGTGGTTCAGGCAAGTCCTGGGCAATCGCGCAGCTGCTGATCATGCTGGCGTACAAGCAGAAGACCAGGGTGCTCTGCGCTCGTGAGATCCAACGCTCGATTGGCGACTCGGTCATCCAGCTGCTGTCCGACACCATCGATCGCATGGGGCTTTCGTTCTTTTTCGACGTGCAGAAGACGCAGATCCTGGCGAAGAATGGGTCCAGGTTTATCTTCGAGGGGCTGCGGGCCAACATCACCAAGATCAAATCGATGGAAGGCATCGACCGGGTCTGGGTCGAAGAAGCCGAGAGCGTGACGTCAACGTCCTGGGACACGCTGATCCCGACGATCCGCAAGTCCGGGTCCGAGATCTGGGTCAGTTTCAATCCCAGGGATGAGCTCGATGCCACCTACCAGCGTTTCGTGCTCAACCCGCCGCCAGAATCCTACGTCGTCAAGGTCAACTACTCAGACAATCCCTGGTTCCCGGAGGAGCTGGAGAAGGAACGGCTGCACTTGCAGTCCCTGGATACCGACCTGTACCGCCATATCTGGGAAGGCGAATGCCTGCAGAATCACCAGGGCGCGTACTACGCCAAGCAGATCGAGAATGCCAGGGCCGATGGCCGCATTGGGCGGGTGCCGCTCGAATCGACGCTGCCGGTCCACACGTTCTGGGACCTGGGTATCGCCGATGCTACTGCGATCTGGCTGGTGCAACAGGCTGGCCAGGAGCTGCGCGTCGTCGGTTACTACGAAAACAACAACGAAGGGCTGCAGCACTACGTCAACTGGCTGCATGACTTCCGCGACCGGCACTCGATCACCTACGGAGATCACTGGGCGCCGCATGACATCCAGGTTCGCGAGCTGACTACCGGCAAAACCCGAAAGGACCAGGCGCGCCAGATGGGAATCAACTTCCGCGTGACGCCCAACATCCCGCTGGCCGATGGCATCGAGGCGTCCAGGCGGATTATCCCGCGCTGTTGGTTCGACCAGGAACGATGCGCCGATGGTCTGCGCGCGCTGTCGTACTACCGCACCGAATACGACGAGGAAAAGCGCGTGTTCAAGGACCGGCCGCTGCACGACTGGAGCTCGCATGGCGCTGACGCATTCCGCTACTTCGCGGTTGCCTGGCGTGACAAGCGTGACGAAAGCTTGACCAAACCTGTCCGCATGCAGCAAGACTGGTCGATCTTCTAGTGGCCTGGCTGAAACCGAAACAGCGCGATTCACTTCTGGATCGCTGGGATCACGTCAAGGTCGATTGGTTTATCGTGTTTGAGCATGGCGATATGCCCTGGCGATTGGCCAAGCTGCTGCAACCAGGCTTCAGGCATTGCTACGCGCTGCGCTGGGATGGATTTAATTGGATTGGGTTTTATCCGCACCTGGGTTACACCGAGGTCGAAATACTGCCGCACCAGACCCTGAATGTTTTTGATGTTGTCGGATACGGATATAGTGCTATTATCCACGCCAATGCCTGGCAGAAGGTGGGGAAAATACGCCAGCCCTGGCCGACTTTCTTTACCTGCGTCGAGCAGATAAAAGCGCTGCTGGGAATCAAGGCGCCATTTGTCTTTACGCCCTGGCAACTGTTTAACCGTTTAAGAGGAAAGCACCATGGGTGGAGTATTCTCAAAGCCGAAAGCACCGGAGAAATCTGAGGAACAACTCAAGGCTGAAAAGGCACAAGCAGCTGAGCTTGATCGTCTGTCTGCCAAGGAAGAATCACAAAAGATGGCGATGGCACGTCGTCGTCGCGGTCGCGCATCGCTGATTTCTGGCGAAGAAACTGGTGTTAAGACCACGTTGGGCTAAGTTATGAAATTCAAAATCCCGGATGAGCTGGGTGATGTCAAAGAGCTGATCAAGCGCTTCGATGTTGCCAAGCAAAAGAAAGATCCCTGGACCACTCACCTCCGGGAATGTTACGAATTTGCT